GGCTACGGTTTCACAACTGCTTATGCAGAAGATGCAACACTTGCTTACATGGGCTTCCAGATCGATCGCGTTGCTGTTACAGCCAACTCACGTGGCTTGCAAGCAGCATACACGCTCGAACTTGCACAAGACCTCAAGGCAGTTCACGGTCTCGACGCAGAAACAGAATTGACAAACATTTTGTCAACTGAAATTCTTGCTGAAATCAACCGCGAAGTTGTTCGTACAATCTACGCAACAGCAAATGTCGGTATCACAGGCGTAACATCAAACGTTGTCAACCTATCAAGCACGACAATCTCTGATGCAGCAGGCGGTACATCTGGTCGTTGGCAGGCAGAAAAGTATAAGTCACTTCTCTTCCGCATCGAACAAGCTGCAAACAAAATCGCAAAAGACACCCGTCGTGGAAAGGGCAACATGCTCATCGTTTCAACCGATGTTGCATCAGCTCTTGCAATGACTGGTCTTCTCGATTACAACTCAGCACTATCAAACAACACCAATCTAATGGTTGACGATACAGGCAACACATTCGCTGGCGTGCTCTTCGGACGCATCAAAGTCTATGTTGACCCATATTCTGTCTCTGGTGCAGATTATGTTGTTGTTGGTTATAAGGGTCAAACACCTTATGACGCTGGCTTGTTCTACTGCCCATACGTCCCACTACAGATGGTACGTGCAGTTGATCCAACAACCTACCAGCCAAAGGTCGGCTTCAAGACACGTTATGGTCTCGTAGCAAACCCATTTGCAACTGGTGCAGGTACTGGTGCTCTAGCAAACGGAACAAACTTGTACTATCGCAAGTTCCGCGTGTTGAACATCAACCAGTAATAATTTGCCAAACTTATAAAAATAATAAGGCAAGTGACTTGGGGTGGGTTCGAAAGGACCCACCCTTTTTTATTTCCCTAAATATCTAAGAATGTTTTTGAGAGTATACCGATGACAGCACTCACAAGAAATCCGATTAATACAGATTTACTACAGTCAACAAAATTTCAGATGATCTTTGATCGTCTTCCAAATGTAACATATTTTTGTCAAACTGCAAATATTCCAGGAATTTCTTTGACGGAGATTCAAAGATTTACTCCATTCGTTGATTTGTTTGTGCCTGGAGAAAAAGCAATCTATGACACATACAACATCTCATTTCTTGTAAATGAGGATTTAAGTTCATGGAAAGAATTACATGATTGGATTCGAGCTGCAACGTTCCCAACCGACTTTAGAGAATATATTGAACTTGCAAAGTCAACGAAATCAAGTCTATCACAAAGTCTTGCATCCAATCGTAGACCAGTCGTATATACGAATGGAACGTTGACAATTTACTCAAATAAAAACAATCCAAAGTTTAGAGTCAAGTTTAATGATATGTTTCCTTGCTATCTTGGATCTATTCCATTTAACGTGAGTGATAATGCAGAGACAACATTAACTTGTGATGCGTCATTTAGATTTTCTTATTATGATTTAGAGATACTAGAATAATATAGAAGTATCGTTAACAACGACATACTGATTATACTAGTGCAAGTCTTGTAAGACAAATCTTGCTATGGTTGTCTTTTACATCGTAATGATGTATAATTCGATGTATGAAATTAGAAACACCTCCGCTTGAAGAATTAATGTTGCAATGGGAAAAGGACTCCGAAGTTGATACAACGGAACCTGGCAAAGAGATTCTACGCATTCCTCTGTTGCACAACAAATATAACAAATATCTTTCTCTTCACAATCTTGCAGCCAAACGAGCAGGATTGGAATACGACAAACTCAAGCGATTGAAATGGATGTATTACAATGGTAAATTGGATCAAGAAGAATTAGATAAACTTGGTTGGGAACCATTTCGTTTTACACTGAAGTCAGATATCTCTGTTTATCTTGACGGCGATGAAGATCTAAACAAAATGAAGCGCAAGAAAGCATATCATGAAGAGTCTGCAAGTTTTTGCACCAACGTCATGAAAGAGTTAAACAATCGCACTTGGCAATTGAAAGAGTACATGGGCTGGGAGAAGTTCATTCAAGGTGCTCGATGATTGATCACGTTGCTGTTGAAAAGGTGGATAACATTTATGCGCAGGTTCATGCTGAGGATTCAGTCCTTCAAGAGATGTCTGAGTTCTTTACGTTTTCGACTCCAGGGTATCAATTCAGTCCAGCATTCCGCAATCGACATTGGGATGGGAAGATACGTCTGCTCAACTTACGCACGAAACAAATTTATGCTGGACTGATTGGCTATATAAAGACTTTCTGTAAGCAAAAGAATTATACATTTGAGGTCATAGATGAAGACAAGGAAGTCCATCCAATCGATACAAAGAATCTTGCAAATGCTCTCTCCCTTCCACTGGAGCCAAGAGATTATCAGTTACTGGCATCTAGCGTCGGACTTACGAAGCGGAGAACTGTACTCATATCGCCCACGGCATCTGGCAAATCGCTAATTATCTATATGATGATTCGCCACTTGTTAAACAGTGGCAAAAAAAGAGGATTGCTTGTTGTTCCGACAATCAATCTTGTCACACAGATGCATTCTGACTTTAAAAATTATTCCAGCAACAATGGCTGGGATGTAGACAAGTATTGTCAGAAAATTTTTGGTGGTGAAAGTAAAATCCCTGATAGTGATTTGATCATTTCTACTTGGCAGTCAATCTATGAAATGCCAAAGAAGTATTTCGCTCAGTTTGATTTCATCATCGGTGACGAAGCGCATACGTTCAAAGCCAAGTCATTGACTTCTATCATGACTAAACTCATCAACTGTGATGTGCGCGTTGGCACAACAGGTACACTGGACGACTCAAAAGTAAACAAACTAGTCCTTGAGGGTTTGTTTGGTCCAGTATTTAAAGTAATTAGCACAAAAGAACTGATTGAGAGAAAACAACTCGCTAATTTTAGTATCAAGTGTATTGTGCTGAAATATCCTGAAGTTGTTTGCAAATCTATCAAAGGATTTACATATCCTGATGAAATGAATTTCCTCACACAGCATGAAGGTCGCAATAACTTTATCTGTGATCTTGCGATTAATTTAAAAGGAAATAGTCTAATTTTATTTACTTATGTCGAAAAACACGGTAAGATATTATTCGATCTGATTAAAGAGAAGTGCGGCAATCGCAAAGTCTTTTTTATTCATGGTGGAGTTGAAGCAGAAGATCGTGAAGCAGTGAGACATATCACTGAAAAAGAAAACGATGCGATCATTGTGGCAAGTTACGGCACGTTCTCGACTGGTGTCAATATTCGTAACCTACATAATATTGTGTTCTCTTCTCCAACAAAGAGTAAGATTCGTTCTCTTCAATCAATCGGTCGTGTACTACGTTTGGGTGAAAACAAAGACGCTGCTACACTTTATGATCTTGCTGATGATCTGCGTTATGGTCCTTATACAAACTTCACATTGAAGCATTATGAGGAACGAGTGAAGATCTATAGTGAAGAAAAATTTCCTTTCACAACCAATAACGTAAGGATAAACTAATGCCAAGAAAAAAGAATTTAGAAAAACCAGAGTTGAAGTTTGTTCGCACTCGAAGCACATTCGATGATTTAATTGGTTATGTGACTTATGGAAATGAATTTCTCACAATTGAAAGACCATTACGAATTGAAGTTGAAACAATCTTCGATGAAGGTCGACAAATTCTTTCTCTTCAAGAATATCTTCCACAGTCAGTGATTGATCTTCAAGAAGTTGAAATTAAACTTGATGATGTTATTTTTGTGACACCAGTTCGCAAAGAGTTTCATGAGCAATATGAACAAATCAGTGAATTCTTTTATAACAACGTTGCAAAAATTCGATCACCAAACAGTGAAATGAGTGATGAACAAAAAGAAGAAGTTATAGAAAAAACTCGAAAGGTTGTTTCTATTCTAGAAGCAATGGCAAACAAAAAGGACAAACCAGTACATTAATATGGCAAAGAATCATTATATTAATAACAAAGATTTTCTTCGTGAAATGACAGCGTATCGTACAGCGATACGAAAAGCAAAGCGCGCTGGTTTACCAAAGCCGCAAATACCACGATATGTGGCTGAATGTTTTATGAAAATTGCTGAGAATCTTTCGCATAAGCCAAATTTCTTGTCATATACATTTCGTGATGAAATGGTCGCGGATGCAATCGAAAACTGCGTGATGTACGTTGACAATTTTGACCCAAGCAAATCAAGCAATCCATTTGCCTATTTCACTCAAATAGTATATTATGCATTCTTACGTCGCATTCAAAAGGAAAAGAAGCAACTTTATGTTAAATACAAGTCAACTGAAACTGCTGGAATACTCGACGAGTTCGAACTCAATGAGAATGAAGATGGAACTTTCCGCCAATTCGAGTTGTATGAAAATATTTCCGAGTTCATTGTCAATTACGAAAACGCACGCAAAGCCAAGAAAGCAAAGCGAGCAGGGCTAGAGAAGTTTGTAGATGAAGATAGCAATCCTGGGTGATGCTCACTTTGGTATGAGGGGAGACAGTATCGCCTTTCATAATCATTATCGTGAGTTCTATACAAAAACATTTTTTCCTTATTTGGTGCAAAATGGAATTACCACCATCTTTCAGTTGGGTGACTTATTTGATCGTCGCAAGTATATCTCTTTTCAGTCTCTTGCTCTTTGCCGTCGTTACTTTTTTGATCAACTGGTAAAGCACGATATCCAGTGCCATACTCTAC